CCTTGCTCGCTCAACTCCGCTAGCGCTCGCCCAACGCTTTTCCTATTAACTGCTGTCATCTTTGCATAATAACTAATAGCATCATGCGAGGACCAGGTTTCATACCTCCAGCGCTCGCACAATGCCCAACCAACAAATCTAGCTGTCATGGATAACTCCTCATTGCCTGCGACTTCACTTCTATACCAATGCCATACGATCTGGCGCACGCGCGAGAAGTCTGATTCTTTTCTAGCAAGCGCGATAGGGATTAGTGCAGTTTTCTCCCCACGCTCGCTTTCGCTGTGAGCAGTAATCCACCAATATGCTTTGTCTATTTGTCCGAATCTTCTCATCTTTCTCCTGCGCAAGCGTGCGCTCTTTCCAGAGAGTCAATCCCCCCAAAGGGGATTGCTCTCCTATACATATGTATATGTATGGATATATGGGCATCTCCTACCCTAGTGTTGGGCATCTGAGGGTATAGTTTGTCCCTTAGCTTCCCTAGTATGTCCCGCAAGTTCCCAACGATTTTATTAAAATTGGTCATAAAGTGCCATGGGATTTTGTAATTCTTCTAATGGTTCAAGTACGCCATTCTTCCTAAATAATGTTTTGGTTGAGTAATCTACATTACCAGAATTAGATTTAACAAGAGCGGCTTTAACTACGCTCATTCTTTCGTACGCCACTCGCTGTTCCTCGCATATCCTTTCACAATCCTCCACGCTCGCAAGCCACATAGCAATCGCCCACCTAACCGAATCTGTGATACTGCTTGCGCCACGAATTTCTGCTCTATGACTCATAGCATCATCACTATCATTAGCTAAAGCACCTTTATTAAGATGATGAATCGTAAGCGTTGCACAACCAAGACGCGCTGATATGTTAGCGCAATAACTACCCCAAAGTTGGCCTGCTTCATTACTGCTTGATACATTACCTGTTGTAAATGCTTGTAATGGGTCGAAACATACTAACTTTAAATCTGGTATGGCTTTTAATTCTTCTACTAACTCTTGTGCTATAGGGGTGATACCCTCTTCTCTTAACAGTATCATTGGTTCTTTTTGTTCTGGGACAGGAAATACATAGACTTCATAAGAGGAGTTAAATCGCTTGCCCTTAGGGTCGAGCAAGTCAAGTCGCCTATGTATTTCCATTAGATCATCTTCCGCGCAGAATATGACACTATTACCACGCTCTACAATATCTTTTCCCCACCATCTACCACCACAACAAATCGCAAGTGCAAGTTGTATGACACTTAATGATTTACCTACACCACCCACTGCGGCAAGAATACCTGGTTTACCAATAGGAATAAGACCTTCAACTAAAAACTTTTGTGGTTCTGGTTTACCTATAAGATTACGAATTGCATATTTTTGTATGCCTAGCTTATGTTCTACAAGTTCAGCTTTTACTTTTTCTAAACCATGTCGTAAATATAAATCGTTAAAGTCTCCGTGTTCACTCGGCAAACGCACGCATGAATTAATCACCGCCTGCACGCACTCTTGCGCCTTCTTCTCTCCAACTCCGCTTTCATCATTATCAAGCGCAACAACAATTCTAGCACCTGAAAGCTTGCGTATCTGAAGGGCTACTGCCATGACGAAATTGGCAGAAAATACGCAAGCTACAGGAATCTGGGTTGCTTCATAAATAGTTGCAGAAGTTGAATAACCCTCTGCTAATATAATTTTATCTAATTTGGGAATGTCTTTTATGTCTGCACCAATAAGAAATATGTTGCCTTTTATTTCTGAATCAGAAGCAAATCTTTTATCACCATTTTTACTAATAAACTGTAGAGAACGAATGTTTCCTGTTGTAGAATACACACCGCAAACCAACATATCCTGGTATTGCTTTAAACCATAATTTTTAACCTTTTTATTTGTGAGATAGTCATGTTCAACAACATTCGGATAAGAGTCGAACCAGCGTTCAACTTTTTTGGCCACTTCGTTATGCCTTTGTTTTTTAGTTTCATCAGCCCTTTGCTTAGCCTCTTGCAGTTGACATTGTAGATTGTCTCTTTCTTGAACAGTCATAGCTTGATGATTCACGCTTGACCATTTACCCTCGAAGCCTGTTTTCCAATTACCAAAGGTTGCGAAGTAATTACCGTTGAGTTCATTGACTACATAATAACCAGACTTCTGACCACCAGAGTCAGCTTTTATACCAGCTAATTCATTGACTGGCACTCTTACTATGTCGCCTGTAATTTGTAAATGATTTATTTGCAACCCTTGTGATTGCATTTCGTTTATTAAATCGCTTGTGTCTTTTGGTTTATTTTGTTCTAAATTATTTCCTTCTGGAAAGTATTTCGTCAGATCCATGTTTTGCCCTTTCATCGTCTTGTTGAGCTACAGCGTTAGCCCAGTTTAAATATTCTCTTACTATAGAAGTAAACACCCTTTTTCTTTTATCCCTATCCCATTTATGTAATGCTTGATTATCTTCTTCTCTGGATAGTTCTAAATATATATCTTTGGTTTGTGCTATGGAGTATTCAACACCTTCGTCATTGAGTTGTGCTTTGTTTGGTAACCTTTTACCTTCTTTAATCTTTTTTAAATGATCCATACTGCACGCACCTAACCAATAATCTCCGTCTTTGTAAAGTAGTGGCCCACTCGGATTTTTACAATATCCGCAAAGAGTGGGCCTGTTTTTACCATTAAAATTAAAATGGTGCTTCATCCTCGCTCGCTACTGTAGTACCCATTGCATCTAAATCTGCTTCACTAGGACCAGTTTTAATATTGTCATCTTCAACTTTTGGTTTTGGCTTTGCAACAGATTCAGTTGCAGGTTGCCAGTTCTTACCAAAGTTTTCATCAATGACCATATACTTGTCATCATTATCCATTATTACTGGAGCTACGACTGACTTGTCCATGAACTTATCCATAGATGTTAATGAGCCTAAACCCATCGCAGTTGCCATAGCTTTAAATGAATGTTTGCCACGCCTTACAACATCTGGATTATCATGCCCTACTGTAAAGGCATGATTAATTCTGAATGTTGAACTACCAACGGTAAAGAATACTTTAATTGCTTCCCAGTTATTTCTACCAGTAACAACCTCATATCCATCAAAGTTTAAAGTATGAACACCAGGTTCAATCTTTGCTTGTGATTCTGAACCAGAATCTGTGTTATCAAAATCATATTTTGTTAAATCCATTTTTTACTCCTTGTTAAATCCAACATTTATATTCTGAACAATCCTCTTGCGATTCCCCACAATGACGACAAAGTCCATCTTCATCGTATTGTGGTTCATCATCATCACAAAAGTGTTCATTAAGTTCTTTAGTATCAATCACTTCAACATCTCCTCACGGATTGCGTTCCAGTCCATTGGCAACTCATCTGGTAAGTTGTATCTGTTTTTTGCAAGATACGCTGGGTCGTTGTTTGGATAAATAATTCTATCTCCAGATACAGTTTTAGTAGTCATACCACTTTTACCCTGCACCTTAATAGTACCTAACTTCTTAGCTGCAAAAAAACATGCATCAGAATGTTCCAACAATAATGCTGAAGCTTTCTTATGAAGTTTAAGAGAGTATCTGTCGTAAGCTTCGATTCGTGGATCTTCCACTTTTCTTACCTCACTATGACATATCTGGAATATCATCATTCCTTTATCTCTTAGTTTGTTAAGTTTTTCTATGTACTGACCCCAGTACCTTAGAGTTTCGCTGTAGCCTTTACCATAGCTTGGTTGATCTATAGAGGCCCAGTTGTTATCTGCACAAACCTTTTCCCAAAGCAATCGCTCAAACCAGTCTAAAGAATCAATACAAACAGTTTTGTATTCATGTTTTTCAGCTGCAAGCTCATCAAGGTTTTCCATCACGTCCGCATAAGTTTTACACGGTATGTTGTCCATTTGTATCTTACCTAAACCATCCTCTACATCTAACATAATAGGATTTTTAGTTTGTGAAGCTAGGTAAGTTTTACCTACAGCAGCCTCACCATGTACTATTATTCTAGGTGGTTTTTGTATAGATTTTTTACGTATATCAGCTAGACTCATTCTGCTACCTCTATTACGCTTTCAGACTCTACAGATTCTTTGAGCCTTTTTTGGTATTCCATTCTTAAGATATCTAGTTTTTCTAACTCAAAATTTGCATTAGAAACCAGCTCGTTCTTTTGTTGGTCTACCATCATTAGTTTGTTATATGCTAACTTCTGGTCATCATTAAGATCGTCTAAGTTATATTCTTTTCCGCCTTCTTCAAAACTAAAAGTTATTGGTTCTTTATTTTCCGTCATTTTTTTCTCCGTCATTATATTGTTTATATAAATCGCATATGCTTCTTGCGTTGCAAAAGCGACAATGATCCCCATACACATACGCAGGGTTTTCTTCTAGGCACGCATCAACGCGTGGCTGCAAGAAATCGTAGGCCCAATCCA